GCCTTCTCGCCCGCCGACGCGAGACTGGCGAGCGCGCGTTCCGCTTCCTTGGCACCAGTCGCAAGTCCGCCGCCAGCGGACCCGACTTGCTTCTCCTTCTTTTCGAGGCGATCCAGCGCGGCTACGGTCGGCTCTACTTGTGCCGACAGCTTTTGCAACTCGTCGCGCTGCGCCTTGACCCCGGAAGTGTCGGGCTTGAAGCCTTTGTTGATCTCGGACGCGGCCGACACGATGCTCTGTGCGGTGCGCTCGCTGGTCTGCGCCAGGTCGCCGAGTTGCTTATCAGCTTCCTTGACGCCCGAGGTACTGACCTTGATACCAAGGCTTGCAATGTCGGTCACTGGTCAGCCCTTTTGGCGATCACGCGCAGCGTTTCGGCTTCCATCACGCGCAAGTCTTCAAACAGGTCGGGCCATTCCTTGCGGGGAATGCCGATCAGTCGGAACACAGGGGGGATGGCGTTGTAGTCGAGCCCGACGAGTCCGCCGTAGCTGGTGCGCCATTGCGTCGAGAGCGCAACGAACGCGTTGTGGGCCACGAGCGTGTCGGGCCAGATCTCCACCACTTCGCCATCGTCAAAGTCATCGGCTTGGAAGCCGAGGGCAGACAGGGCCGAAGCATCCCGGCCCCCGTCCGCCAGCTCTCTGGCGATGGCGATTAGTTTTTTGCGCGCACTCCGCGTAACTCGTCCACGTAGGTCGCGAGGAATTCACGCCCCGCACCGATGTACGTGTTGCACAGGCGTTCGGCGTTCTCCGCCGTGAACTCGTCGTCCAGTTCCCAACCAATCGCGCAGTCCATGATGATCTGCGCATCGGTCATGTCCTTGGCCACTTCTAGCCATTCGGACACTTCATCGCGCTTGCGCCACTTCATCGTGAACTGCACCAAGACGGGTGCCGATCCCGGGACGGGGACCGGCACCTTGGCCTTGAACGTAGGCTCGGGATTGAGCTTCAGCTTGGCCATGCGTCAGATCCTTACGACGCGTAGCGGGTCGGATCGCCAACCAGCGACAGGCTGATGCCCACCGTCATCGGCTCGTCGCGGGTCAGCGACGGAACCACCGACATACCGACGTAGCAGTAGTAGTACAACTTGGCGCCGTTGGAGAGCGTCAGCATGACGGCGCGCGGTTCGCGGTCTTCCGCAGCATCGGCCACGTAGTCCCACCACGACGCATCCGGGTTGTACGCAGCGCGCAGGTCGATGCCGGCCGCCGTGGTCGTGGTCGGGATGCGTGTGTTGCGCTGGGCTTCCAGCGGCGCACCTTCCCAGAACTGCTGTTCACCGCCGTTGCCCGAAGGGTCGAGGACGCCCGTCACCTGCACCCAGCCCGTGACTTCCTTCGCCGTCGAGGCCGAAGCGCCAGCGGGGTAGCGGGTCGTGGACGAGGTGTCGATGCCTTCCAGGTCGTAGGCGTTGGCGGCGCTGTTATCCACGCGCGCCACGCGACCTTCGAGGTTCGCCCAGCCGGAGGTCGCCACCACGATGATGTCGCCATCGGTGTAACCGTGCGCGGTGGAGCTGACAACGCCCGGGGAAGCGTTGGTGATGGAAGTGACGGTCGTCGGCGAGCCAAAGCCCGTCGAGATCGAGATCGTGGAGCCGTTCGGCAGCGTGAAGACAGCCATTTATGCGTTTCCTCTAGGCATAAAAAAACCGCCTCAGAGGGCGGCGGTGGACCAGCGGGATGCTGGATTCAGGTGTCGAGTCGGTACTGGAAACTGACCGGCACGATGTATTCGGAGTCGCCCGACAGCGCGGGCGCGGCAGATGCAGGCGTGAGTTGTCGGACCGTCACCACGCCATCGGTGAGCAGCGCGTTGGAGACGAACAGCGCGGACAGTTCGTCCTTGATGCCCAACGCAGCGCCGGAGCCCTTGCTGATCGGCACGACAATGGAGACTTGGAACACGCCCTTGAAGGTCGTGGATTCGCCGGCAAGATCGAGGTTGACGGCCTGCGCGGGGAACAGGAACACCTTGAGGTACGTTTCCCCATTCGCGGGATTCAGCGGCACGTTCTCAAACGCGATGCGCAGCGCGGGGCTCCGTGCATCGGCCCACGTCTTCAGGCGGCCCTCGTAGATCGCCCGGATGCGCTTCTCGCTCACTTGGGCAGCTCCCCGACAGCCTTGTTAACGAAGGTCTGAAACTCTGTCACCGTCACGCGGACCATGCCTGCGGGTGCCTGCTTGGAATGCCCGTCGTACTCAATCGGGCGGACGTAAGGCAGGGAATTCATGATGTAGATGTCCTTGCTTACGTCGGCCGCGCCAATCGTCGCGAAGCCACGCGCAATGGTGGCTTCGCCGCTGGGATCGACCTTGTTCCAGACGGCGCGATTCGCCACACCAACCGAAACGGTCCAGTTCGCGCGCAGTCGTCCGCCGACGTATCCCTTGGGGGCGACCACATCCATGCCGTCGTTGAGCTTCTTGCCGCGCCTTAGGCGTCCGGCTTTGTCCAGGTTGGCAGGGTCGTCTCGCAATGCGGCGTTGTGTTCGCCGACTGCGGCGTTGTACTGCACCGCGATCTTGTTGATTTGCCAGTTGTCGGGGTTGCCCACCGGAGTGCGCATCACGACATTGGTGAGCAACTCCTGCGACACCTTCTTCACGACCAACTGCGCATTGGCTTGCGCCTTCTCCGCAAACTTACGGATATCAAGAGCGAAGGTGTCAGCCACGGATCTGCACCTCGTAGATGACCTTCACCCCCGAGGGAGCCAGCGGCTTGACGTTCACCACGTCGAAATCCGCGCCTTCCCATGTGAACTTGTCGCCCTGCTTGGGTTCGTTCTGGTGCGACAGGATTGCGTAGCGGTCGCCTTGCCGGATCAGCGTGCCGTCCACGTAGCCCTGCTTGTAGTCGAACACCGCAGCGGTCGTGTCGAGCGTGGTGGTCGTCTCCGCGCTCGTGCCCGTGCTGGGGTCATACGCAGCCGAGGCCGTGCGCTTGAACGTCGTGGCCAAACCGAAGCGTTGCAGCAACCGGAGCGCGGTGGCAGCGGTGCTGGCGTAGTTGAAGGTCACGCGCGGACGACCTGAATACCAACGCCTTGCAGGTACGGCGAGAGCTTGGCGTCCAACAGCTTGTAGGCGGTCGTCTGACGCGCTCCGTCCGCGTAGGTGACGGAGATTGGGCCAACCGTCTCCTGCTTCACCTGAGCGCCCACGTCGGCCTGTAGCGAGCCCGTAGAGGCGCGTGCGGCGTATTCGGCGCACACCCGCTGCACCGTCAACGGAACCGCGTCAGAGGCCAGCGAGAAGCCGTATGCCTCGACACACTCGCGCGGCCAGTCCAACGCCTGGTCGGCACTCACGCGGTCGCCCTTCCAGCGCAGGCCGTAACGGCTTGCCATGAACTCGGTCGCATCGCGTAGCGCGGATTCCTTCAGGTCGTCGCTGGCGATGGCAGCCCACGTGACCGCCCACTCATTGCCGCTGCGGAGCGCAAAGTAAGCGTCCGCATCCGCGACGCTGATGTAGGACTCAGCATTGGACTTGCCCGTGCCGTCTTCGACTTCAAGCGCCACTAGACTTCCTCCACCATGCGGTGCTTCAGGAGCCGTGCGACTTCATGGCGCATGGCGATGAATTCCTGCCCTTTCAGCAGGCGGGTGTAGCCGACCAGACACGGCTTGCGGGCGCGGATACGGATCTCGCCATCCAGCCCCTTGAGGCCGTCGATGGCGCTGTGCGGCTTGTACTTGCCGAAGCGTTCGGCGGGGTCGTACTCGGGCCAGATCTTCGTGAGCGGCCCACCCCCGACCACACGCACGGGGCAGTACACGTCGCGGTCGATCTTGCGGGCCTCATCGACATAGCCCGCATCGCCGCCGTAGGCGTTGCAGCCAGCGAGCAGAACGACCTTCGCGCCCATCGCCCACGCGGCCCACGTGCCGATCATTCCCGACAGGACGAAGCGCGGATGCTGCGGCCACTTGCCCATGCGATAGGTTGCATAGGGGTGCGGCGAGATGATCGGCGCATCGGACTTGGAGCGCAGGAACGCGCCCATTTCCATTGCGGCCTTACTGTGGCGTTCGTCCATCGCCAGCAGGTAGTCGGGCTTGACCTGATCCACGCCGTGGGCGTTGGTGCTGATGTAAACGTCAGCGTCAGGGAGAACCAGCGGGCCACCACCGATGACGCAGATCCGCTTGCCCTTGTGCTTCAGGATCAGCTCGCGGAAGTCATGCACTGGCCACCGCCAGGAGATGCCGGTTGCGATGTCCCAACTGGAACTCGGCCGAAGGGAATGCAGCGAGGATGCGTTCCTGCCACCACTCCGCAGGAAACACGCTCAGGTGCAACCGCTGGCCGTGCCAGATGTCCTCAAAGAGTGCGATCTGGAAGTAGCAACTGCGTTCGGTCCTTGCGGCGATCTGCTGAAACACCGCGTCCACCTTCTCAGGCGGAAGATGCTCCATCACATCGGCGCAAAAGCCGTACTGCGTCGGCCCGAGATCGTCGGGCAGTTCCCACAAACAGGCTTCGATCACCGGCCCGTTGTTGCCGCGATACGCATTGGCGGCGATGTCCACCATGCGCACCTTGAAGCCTTGCCGCACCATCGCATCCGTGGCCATGCCCGACCCGCTGCCCCAATCGGTGATGCTTGCCCCCTTCTCGGGCTGCATCCACGCCAACGCACTCTTGAGGTGACGCAAGCCGGGGGAGCAGAGGCGGTAGTCGTCGTGCTTCCAAGTCTCGACGTACTTGGCGCGTTCTGAGTCGGTCGTGTGCATGGAAAAGGAGGGCGACCAAAGCCGCCCTCCGTTGCTTCCTTACGAGCTGGTGACGATACCGAGGACCATGACGCCAGCGGTATCCTTGTCGCTGGTGGCCACCTGATCCCAGTTGGAACCCGTCGCCAGTTCGGCGTCGGTCGGCGACTTGCCGCCGTTCGTGGTATCCCACGCGAAGCCCTTCACCGCGACGCCGAACGTGTAGTCGGCCTGGAACGTGGTGACGATGCGCTGGAGGCCGTTGGTCGTCTCGATGTTCGACACGAGGTCGCCACCGTCGTACACCGTGACACCACCCGCGACGAGGCCCAGCACCTTGGCATCGTTCGCCGTGGTGGAGGCTTCGCGCAGCGCCGGAGCATCCGTCACCACCACGCGGCGGCCGAGGATGTCCACGACGCGGACCGACTGGTAGTCGAACAGCGTGGCGGCGTTGGCGATGTTCTGGCCGATGAACTTGTGGTACGTCGTGCCGTCCATCA